AGACGAAACTAACTTAGTACCGGGACAGGATATGTCCGTGTATCCCGGCAAAGTTTTTCGTCGCCAAGGTGGTGCACCCGGACAAAGCATTTTTGGAACTAAGTTTCCTAATGTTGCTCAGGAGAACTTGCAACTCTTTGACAAGGCACGTGTCCTTGCAGATGAGTCTACAGGATTTCCATCTTTCGCACATGGTCAGACAGGTGTGTCAGGTGTAGGTCGTACTGCTTCTGGTATTAGTATGTTAATGGGTGCTGCACAAGGTGGCATTAAGAATGTTATCAAGAATATTGATGACTATCTATTGCGTCCACTAGGTGAGAACTTATTTAGATTCAATATGCAGTTTGATTACGACCCTAAGATCAAAGGTGACTTAGAGGTTAAGGCTCGTGGTACAGAAAGCTTAATGGCTAATGAAGTACGTAGCCAAAGATTAATGCAGTTTATGCAAATTTCTTCTAGTCCAGCCCTTGCACCTTTTGCAAAATTTCAGTATATTATACGGGAGATTGCAAAGTCTCTTGAGTTAGACCCAGACAAGGTTACTAACAATATGGATGAGGCGGCTATTCAAGCTGAACTCATGAAAGGTTTTCAACAACCACAACAGCCAACAGATCAGCAAGGTGCACCAGCAGGTGCTAATCCAGCAGACCCTACAGGCGCAGGTGGTGGAAACATAGGTACAGGACAAGCACCTCTACCACAAGAACAAGGATTTAGCGGAAATGCAGAAGGACAAGGAGCACCTGAGCAAGCTCAAGGCAATGGTCAGCAACCAACAGCAATGGGAACAGTTCAATAATTATATAGATTCTCTAATAGCTCAACAGCACAGAACTATGGAACAAGCTGACAATGATAAGATCATATACCGAGCACAAGGTGCGATCTTTCAATTACGTAGAATAAAATTGTTACGTGACGAAGTATTAAAACACAAATAAGGAAACATCCCATGATGGAAAAACAAATGGAACTATTCGCACGTGGTGGCTTAAAAGATGAGGGCGGTATGATTGACGAAGAATCTGGTAATGAAGTTCCTGTAGGTGGAACTCGTGAAGGTGTTCGTGATGATATCGAAGCTAACGTAAGCAACGGTGAGTTTATATTTTCAGAGGATGTTACAAGATATATTGGTTTAGATAAGCTTATGCGATTACGACAACAAGCTAAAATGGGTTTAAAGAAAATGGAAGCTATGGGTCAGATGGGCAACAGTGATGAAGCTACTATGGATGATGACTTACCATTTGGTATGGATGATTTAATTATTGTAGCAGGTTCACCTGCCGATGATAATGATGGTGAAATTAATATGGCTGTTGGTGGTTTAGCTACAGGTACTACAAGTGTTATGCGTACCCCTGATCCTGTTGCGGCTGTAGCAAATCAACCTGTTGTACCATTAGGCACTAGTACACGTAGACTTACACCAGAAATTACACAACCTGTACGTACTACAGTAGACTTTAAAAAGCTTATGGGTGATGCCGCTATTGAATATAAAGAATATCGTAATGCTGCTGGTAATAATATATTAATACCATTTATAGGTGGTAAAGCTGCTTTCCCTATTCCAGATGGGTATAGTTTATATACGGGTACTGATGCACCTGTTGGGTCTGGTACTACACCTGCTGACAGTATAGTTGCTGATGCTAATGCCGCCACACAAGAAGTACGAAGAGACAACGATGATCGTACTAATGCTGCACTACCACCGCCAGAAGCGATTGATTGGGATAACCTAAGCTATGAAGAGTACATGGATAAGTCGTCTACTTTAGTAGGTACAGGAAGAACTTTTGCTAAGGCGGCTATGTTGTTTATGGGGCCATTTGCCTTATTTCCTATGGCGGCTATGGCACATCAAGATAAAAAAGCACTATTGGGTGCTACTAAACTTTTAAACTCTGGATTATTAAATGCAGAACAAATTGCCGCACTTAAAGCTAGAACTGAGGGTATAAATGAACACGCTGGTGGTTTAGTTAATAACCTATTAGGTGATGTATTTGGTGGTGTTATTGATGCAGTAGCAGGTGCTTTAGGTAAATTACCAGAAGAAGTAGCAGAAATTAAAAAGGTTGCTGTAGAAACTGGTGTTAACGTAGACCCAACACCTATAAAACTTTTACCACAGGATGATCCTATTAATGATCTAATGCCCGGAGAAGTTAGGGAAGTTGCACCTACATCATATAGCTCTGGTGCAATTAACATGCGTCCTGATGCTTTAGATATATCAGCAGGTCAAGATGATCCTGTTAACGATTTAATGCCCGGAGAAGCTAGAGAGGTTGCGCCTACATCTTATAGTTCTGGAGCAATTAATATGCGTCCCGATGCTTTAGATATAACTCCAGTAACTCCTGTAGATACCTCTACGTATACACCACCTTCTGTTACAGGTATTAATGCACCAACACCTTTTGCATTTAAAGAGTTACCTATACAAGATGATGCCAATGATTTTACAAATATAGCAAATAGAAACTTTGAACCTAAAACAATAGAAGTAATACCGGGTGAAACTATATATGATAATAAAAAATATGTAGCACCTAAACCTGCTTCTGATTATATTGGTGCTAATAGTTTTAAAGAAGCACAGGCTAATTTAGATTTACGTACTGCGCCTATGGGAGAAGCTCAACTTGCCTATCAACAAGACGCAACACGTAGTATTGATAGTTTAATGCCACCGACTGTAGCGGAACAAACTGCTAGTGCATTTCCTGCATATACACCACCTAGTGTTTCTGGTATAGTACCACCTAAACCAACAGGTGCTATTGCTACAACAAGACCAGATGCTTTAGATTTACCACAGACTAGTAGGCCAGATCAAGAAATGGGGCCTTTAATTTCTGAGATGCCTTTAGATATTGCAGAGACTGCTAAGTTAGATATTACAAAAACAGAACCAGAGACAGTTGAAAAAACTGGATTGGGTGTTAAAGTAAGCAAACCTAAACAAACGTATAAAGCTGGTCAATCTAACCAAGCAACTGCATGGGAAAACTTACCCGATGTAAATTTAGATCAAGCATATGAGTTAAGTGAAAGATATAAAGTTACAGGTGGCACTACAGTTGATAATTATGCAGTAGGTGCTGTTTCAGATGGTAGTTCTACAGGTATACTTGCTGATGATCAAGGCTTTGCTATTAGAGCAGATAATGGCAGAAATGTATTTGTAGATGAGCAAGGTGAATATCATAGACCTACATTGGGTGAAATGATAAAGAATGGTCGAAACTTTAAACAACGTAATGTAGGTACTTATGATAAAAATACGATTAGTGTTGCTAGTACTGATAGGGTTTCTACAGTTACCGCAGCTAGAAAAAATGAACTATCGGCAACTGCTAAAGCTAAGATAGGTACAGATGCGAGCGGTGGTGATCCTAATATGGAAGGTGCTGTGTGGTATAAAATACCTAATACCAATGCACTTGCTCGTAGATTCCCAACAGCGGCTGAAAAGAAAAAGATAAAAGCTGAACAGGATAAACAAGCTAGAATAGAAAAAACTAGAAAGGCTGTTGCTGATAAAAAAGCTGAAGATGCTAGAGTTAGAGCAGAGTCTATTAGAAAAGCTAATGAAGTTTATGCTCAACAACAAGCCGCAGCACAGTCAAGTGGTGGTGGTAGCAGTAGTAGAGATAGACGAAAGAAACAAAGACAAGCACAAGCATCAGCTACAAGATACACAAAGTCAGCAATATCCAGAAACGCTGGTAAAGATGGTAAGGTAACTAAAGATACATACAAAGGCGGTGGATTCTAATGGATTTTGAAGAATATAAAAATGAAGTATCAAGTAGATTTGATGCACTACTAGATGAAGAACGAGAACAATTGGCTGACTTGTTAAGAAGTCCCATAGGAGAAATTTTAATAAGTGTATTAGGAACAGAACTGTTGGACTTAGGTACACCAGATGTTATCGAACCTACTGCACCTGTAAGGCGTGGATTAGCAGCACCCGTTATTTAAAACACTGCTAAATTTGAACTGGCTACCCATCCCCCTACCAACACTAGGCTACGGCGGCCCCAGTATGAAAGACTGAAATATGAATGATAAAATAATGGCAGAAGAAGTAAAGCCAGAAACTAAAGTTGCGTTTGCAAATCGTAAATACTCTAATGAAGATAAGCGTAAGATGGAAGAGGAAGAACTCGAACAACTTATTGCTGAACAAAAAGGTGAAACAACAGAAGCTACAGAGGAAGTAGCTGAAGCTGAACCTATTAATGCTGAAGAAAAAAGTTTTAAGAAACGCTACGGTGATCTTAGACGACATATGCAAGACAAAGAAAAAGATTGGGATGACAAGTTTAAAACGTTACAACGTCAACTTGAAGACTCCACTAGACAAGAGATTAAGTTACCTAAGTCTGATGGAGACATTGAAGCTTGGGCAGAACAATACCCAGATGTAGCGGCTATAGTAGAAACTATTGCGATTAAGAAAGCAAGAGAACAAGCCGCTGGATTAGAAGAACGTGTAAAAGAAATTGATGAAATGAAAGCTGATGCAACACGCAAGAAAGCTGAAGTAGAATTAATGACTGCACATCCTGACTTCGGTGAAATCAGAGATGATGATGCGTTCCATGATTGGGTAGATGAACAACCCAAGTGGGTACAAGACGCATTATATGAGAATGCTGATGATTCACGATCAGCTTCACGTGCAATTGATCTGTACAAAGCTGATATGGGTATTAAGAAACAAAAACCTGCAAGCAACAACAAAGATGCTGCACGTTCAGTAAACAGTCGTAGTAATGCTACACCTGATTCAGATGATTCTAAGAATGTATTTAAAGAATCACAAGTGAATAAGATGACAGCACAACAGTATGAAAAAGCTTCTGACGCTATTATGGAAGCCATTCGTACTGGTAAGTTTATTTACGATATGTCGGGCAATGCTCGATAAAGCTATTGACATATAATATATTTATGATATAACTATATGTACAATGTAGTAGTGTGACCCCTAAGACACAGGTTACTCACACTACGACTAAACCCACGCAAACAACAAAATACTTCTTGACAACCTAATGTCTTATGGCCCGTTATACTGAAGGTAGGCCAACTTTCATAATAACGCACCCTACAAGTACTTAGCCTCTATATAAGTGAATAGTCGTTTGCATCTGTAATCTAATGCTAAAGGAGAATTAAAATGGCATTTGGAAAGGCTTCGGGCTATACAAACTTACCAAACGGTAACTTCTCGCCCGTTATTTACAGCAAACAGGTGCAACTTGCATTTCGCAAATCTGCTATCTGTGAAGCTATCACTAACTCTGACTATTTCGGAGAAATCGCTCAAATGGGCGACTCAGTAAAAATCATAAAAGAGCCTGAGATTTCAGTAACTGCATATCTACGTGGTACTACTATCTCAACTCAGGATTTATCCGATAATGATTTTTCATTAACAATCGACAAAGCAAACTACTTTGCATTTAAAGTTGATGACATCGAAGAAGCACACTCACATGTAAACTTCCAAAGCTTGGCTTCGGATCGTGCAGCATATCGTTTGGCTGATCAGTATGACCAAGATGTTCTTGGTTACTTATCTGGTTACAAACAGGCTGCGTTACATGCAAATGCTGGTACAGTAAACAATGTAGTAAATGGTACTAAAGCTAACTCAGCAGCTGGTTCAGACGAACTACTTGCAGCGAACAAGCTTATCAAAGGTTCATTTGGTAACATTACAACAACTTCTGCTGGTGATCATTCGATTCCAGTTGCAGCACGTCTGCCGGGAGCTACTGCATTACCAACAGCTACTGTTTCGCCAGCTATGTTGGTGGCACGTATGAGTCGTTTACTAGATGTTCAGAACGTAGACACACAAGGTCGTTGGATCGTAATTGACCCAGTGATGATGGAAGTCTTACGTGATGAAGATTCACGTCTATTAAATGCTGACTTCGGTGGTGATGGCCTAAAGAATGGTCTAGTCTTGAACAACTTCCACGGTTTCCGTGTATACGTTTCAAACAACTTACCATCAGTAGGTACTGGTGCATCTACAACAGGTGCGGCTAACCAGAACACTAACTACGGTGTTATCTGTGCTGGTCATGACTCTGCGGTTGCAACTGCGGAACAAATCAACAAAACTGAATCATACCGTGATCCAGATTCATTTGCTGACATTGTTCGTGGCATGCATTTATATGGCCGCAAGATTCTTCGTCCAGAAGCTCTTGTTACTGCTAAATATAACTTAGCATAATATAAAATATTGTAGGTGGGCTAGGAAACTAGCCCACTTATATTTGTAACAGTAGGAATTAACATGGCGACATATATAAATCTAGTGAATGAGTTACTTCGTCGTCTTAACGAGGTTGAGATAAACTTAGAAGATTTCCCATCTACTAAAAATGTACAGTCACTAGCTAAAGACTCTATTAATTCCTCTATACGTGAGATACTACAAGAGGCGCAAGAGTGGCCTTTTACACTAGTAACTTACGAACAAACACTTGCAGTAGGCACAAAGACCTACGACTTCCCTTCTGACTATTCTAAAGCAGATTGGGAAACATTTTATTTAACTAATGCACAATCTGCGTACCCAACACAACTGCCTAGCATTTCGTATGAATCATATATAAGTGATAGAAGAAGTCTTGATGATGTAGCTGGTACTGATGGTTATACAAAACCTGATGTAGTATATAAAACACAAGAAGACAAGTTTGGTGTTTCACCTGTACCAGATAATACTTATGTTATAGAATACAGATACTGGAAAGTACCTGCTGATCTAGTACTAAGTACTGATGTGTGTATTATTCCCGATAGATTTAAACATGTAGTACTTGATGGTGCTATGATGTACCTAATGCACTTTAGGTCTAATGAACAATCAGCACAGTTACATGAAGCTAAATTTAGAACAGGCATTAAGTCTATGCGTAGGTTACTTGTAGATAGCAAAGACTATTTACGCTCAACTGTAATACATAGATCAGGTAACTCTCTATATAAAAGTATTATCTAAATGGCAGATAGACTAAGTACATACTTATCGGTTTGTTCTGGGGGATTGGTTACTAACATAGACCCCCTGACCCAAGCGACTAACTTATCAGGTAGTGCTATACGTATGATTAACTATGAACCTGCCTTATCTGGTGGGTATCGCCGTATTAGTGGTTATTCCAATGACTACGGCACTGTTCCCGGTACAGGTGCTGTACTTGGCCTTACAGTTAACGGTAACTTACATGACGGTATATTTGCTTGTAGAAAACCTACAACTGGTCATGACTATCTATATCGTTGGCATAACTCTAGTAGTTCTTGGGTAGCCATACCAGAAGCTGGTAATCCTAGTATGACTAATGTTACTCGGATTCGCTTTACTAGCTTTAACTGGTCAGGTGAAGTGTTACTACTTACAGATGGTATTAATCCAGCGGCAACATATGATGGTACTACATACACACAGATTACGCATGCTAATGCTCCAAATAATCCTAAGTACTCAGAAGAGTTTAGTTCTCATGTATTTTTGTGTGGTGATTCTTCTGAACCTTACAATTTACACTTTAGTGCACCCGTAAATGCTTATGATTTTGATGCAGGTAGTGGTGCTGGAGTTATTAATGTAGGTTTTACTATAACTGCCATAAAAAAGTTTCGTAACCAACTATATATTTTTGGTGCTAATAATATAAAAAGATTAATAGGAAACAATGTAGCTAATTTTACACTAGAGAATGTTACTTCAAATATGGGTTGCCTTGCACCCGATTCTGTGGTAGAGTTTGGTGGTGACTTACTTTTCTTAGGTCCTGATGGTATACGTCCTGTTTCTGGTACTGATAAAATTGGTGATGTTGAACTCGCTACAGTTTCTAAAGAAATACAGTCTATATTCGATAACTATTATCTATCAGAACAAATAGAAGATGTAGCTATCGTAGTACTTAGGAAGAAGTCACAGTTTAGATTCTTCTTTAAGAACGATGCTTCTCTATCTTTAATAGGTGGTATACGTAAGAGTCAGAATAAGCAGAGTATTTTTGAGTATAGTCAGCTTACTGGTATGGAAGCAAATTGTGTAGCTAGTGGATACATAGGACAATTTGAACATGTAATACATGGAGATGGTTCTGGTAGAGTACATAGACAAGAAAAAGGTAATAGCTTTGGTGGTAACTCTATCTTTAGTTTATATCAAACACCCTATTACTATATGGAAGACCCAGAAATACGTAAGGTAATACATAAAGTAAACACATACCTAAAATCAGAGGGTGATACAGAAGTTTTTGTTGGTGTCTCTTATGACTATGATGACACAGGGACAAGCAACCCTACTAACTATGAGTTTACTACAGAGGGTGCAGCTTCAATTTATGGTACAGCTATATATGGAGCAGGTGGTATATATGATGGTAATCCCTCACCTAAAACACTTACAAATATATCTGGATCAGGTAACTCTGTTTCCATAAGTTACGTTACGAATAATACAAATGCAAGTCATACTATACAGGCAGTAGCCTTGACGTATGAGACAGCCGACAGGAGATAATACTTTGGCAGGTTACGTAAGACAGTCTTCAGCAGACATAATACCAACAGCTACAGTTCGTGCAGCGCCTATTAACGCCGAGTATAACAAACTCCGTGATGCATTCGCTGTATCAAGTGGACACAAGCACGATGGCTCAACAGGAGAAGGCGGTTACATTCCTCTTATCGGTGATGTTGATGCACTAAACAAAGTTGCCATAAACACTAGCACTAATCAAGTAGGTGTCTTTGTAGAGGTATCTTCAGCCGCAGTAGAACAGTTACGCTTCTCTGATGGTGCTATTATACCTGTAATAACTAATGATATAGACTTAGGTACATCTGGTTTAGAGTTTAAAGATTTATACTTAGATGGTACAGCACACATAGATACACTAGATGTAGATATTAATGGTGCAGTTGCAGGTACGTTTACTATAGGAAGTACATTAGGTGTTACTGGAACAACTACTCTAAGCACAGCTAATATAACTACAGGTGTTATTACTTCTGTAGACATAAACTCTGGTGCTATAGATAACGTAACTATAGGTGGTACAACTGCTGGTGCTGGTTCATTTACTACACTAAGTGCTACAGGTACTTCTACTCTTGCTACTGTAGATATTAATGCAGGTTCTATTGATGGTACAACTATTGGTGCTTCATCAGCTTCACCTGCTACTGTAACAGACCTAACAGCTACAGGAACATCAACATTAACTACTGTAGACATTAATTCAGGTAATATAGACAATACAGTTATAGGTGCATCAACAGCCGTTGCTGGTAGCTTTACTACAGTCTCTACATCTGGTCAGGCTACGTTAGCTACTGTAGATATAAACGGTGGTAATATTGATGGTACTATTATTGGTGCTTCTTCTACAGCCGCAATCACAGGTACAACAATTACAGGTTCAAGTCTTGTAGGCCCACTTACAGGTAACGTAATAGGCAATATCACAGGTAACGTTACTGGTAATCTTACAGGAAATGTGACGGGTAATGTAACTGCAGGGTCAGGTTTATCTACATTTAACAATGTAACTGTAAACGGTACACTAGATGTTACAGGTACAACTATTGCTAATGTTACCGATCCAACCAGTGCTCAAGATGCGGCTACAAAGAACTATGTAGATACTGCAGATGCACTAAAGCTTAACCTGTCTGGTGGAACTATGTCAGGTGCTATTGCTATGGGCGGTAGTAAAGTAACAGGTTTAGGTGCTCCAAGTGCTTCAACAGATGCCGCTACTAAGGGATATGTAGACACCGAGGTATCTGCTTTAGTTGACTCATCTCCTGATGCCCTAAACACTCTTAACGAGTTAGCTGCGGCAATCAATGACGATGCAAACTTCTCAACTACTATTACTAATTCTATAGCTACTAAGTTACCCCTTGCAGGTGGAACACTAACTGGTGATATTGTAATGGGTAGTAACGCTGTAACATCTACAGCTAACCCTGCAACAAATGATGAGCTATCTCGTAAAGGTTATGTAGATGCACAAGATGCTACTAAGTTAAACTTATCAGGTGGCACTATGTCTGGTGCTATAGCTATGGGTACAAGTAAGATAACTGGACTAGGTGATCCTACTGCTAACCAAGATGGTGCTACT